AAAACCGTGTTGCTGGAATCCCGAATTTTAAGTTTTCCAGCACCAACGCCAGCGTCAACTTCGGTAGCAACTGCCGTCATTCTGGCGGTTTTGACTGCGGTTGTATAAGTTACTGCCATGTTTGCTTCTCCTTAAACGATACGAATTAAACTTGCGAACTCGGAAGATGGTATGTCAACAATAAATGAACCGTTCACCGAAGAAACATTTTGTCCAAAATCAAATACCGCAACACTCCTATTTCCCTTGCTTGCGTTATAAATTAAACAGCCTCGAGCAGTAATTGTTGAAGTTTTCCATTCGGGTTTGCCGAAACTTAAAAACGCTGTTGAATCAGAAAGACCCGTTTGAAAATTTTCAAGTATTGCGCCCCCTTTTACATAACCTAAACCTGTTGATTCTGCGGTGCTAATATATTTGTTTGTTGATTTGTTTAATAATGCGGCATCAGTATAAAGAGCAATTTTGTAAATATCTTTTGACGAATGGATGCCTTCAAGAATCTCTTGTTTGTATGAATTACAAACCGCGCTCACAATCGCCATTATTCTTCTTCTGCTCCGACAACAATGCCTTCATCATTTCTAACAAGGCGAATTGATTTTTTGCGCTTTTTATCTCCAGATTCAACCTTTAAATTTAGTTGTATCGGTTCAGATTTGACTTCAAAACTTGGGTTCAGGTTAATAATCTGTTCTCGTACAGGTTGCGGTTCAGGTTGTGGAGATGGCTCAGATTCTGAGCCTGTGACCTCGGGAGCCGCAGGGAGTTTCTGACCGAAAGGTTGAAACGCAAGGGTAATTCCGTATTCTTTTGCGAGTTCGTTTTCCATCGCCACTTGCTCGAAGGTGTCCTCGATGTCGCGCCCGTACTGGTTTGCAACATCTTGCATGGACATAATTCCGTTTTGCATTGCAATAACTGCGGCATTTATTTCCTTTTGGGGGTCAACCCACGCAAACCCTCGCGCCCTGAACTCGACCGAATCCGCAAACTTATCAAATTTGTTAATAGGCAGATTCAAAGCCTGTGTCGTCATTGACATCGTCAACCACTCGCGGAAAACGGGTTCGACAAAGTGCTGAATCATAAACTGTTGTAAAGTCTTGTAAAAGTCTCGGTCTTCAAGTGCCCCTTGGCGTATAGAAGAATAAGAGACTCCTTCGAGGTCGTTGGCGAGACTTGTATAAGATACGCCCAGACCGCTGGCGATTCCGCGCAAGATAGCCTTCTCAAAGTCCGCAAACGCCGTGGTTGGATGCGATGGGTCAAATTGTTTGAAGTCCATCCCGTCAGGGAGTTGATGAAATGTCCCCGGTTCTGCTTGCATGATTGGGGTGTGTAAGTTTTCGATGTCATCTGCGGGAAAGTCGTTGCCAGTTGGTGAGGTGAAAAATCCCATCTTACTCGCACCTACGCGAGCCGCAACTAATTCTGCCTCACGATAACCGTGTAACATTTTAAGACTTGAGATTGCCGTTGACATCATCGGAACGCCTCGGGTCTGTTGTGCGCGCTCACCGATAAACACATGAATAATTTTGTCTGCTGGAACTCTAATTGTTTGCCGAGTCTGCGGATATAACTGATAGTCGCCCGGATGATTTGTGAGTAAATGATAAGCAATCGGTTTGTAATACTTATCAATCTCTACGCCCATGCGAATCTGCGCGCCATTTGGCAAGACTTCGTTTTTCAATTCGTCAATCAGGTCGGGTTCAAGAAACTCAATCTGGAAACCCCATTTAGAACTCTGAGTGTTTATCTTGCGGATTAAGACCTCACCATCTCGCGCAAGAGATTGCATAAAGAATTTCTGAGCATCAGACCAAGACATTTTCCCATCTACGGTGCAGTTGCCTAACTTGCCCCATGCCGCCCATTGACCTTCGATGATAAGGTTTCCAATGCGGTCAAATGTGCCATCTGCATTTCTTGCTTTGACCTGAGTGCTGACACCTCTCTCGCCTACAACATTGGTCTTTAGAAGGTGAATAAACCTGCGCGCATATTCATTGTTGCGCTCTAAATCTCGGCAACGATTCCGCAGGGTCTTTAACGCGAAACGAATCTCGGCATCAGGACTATTACTAGAAGTATTAAAGTCGGCAAATAACCGACCCGTGTTCACTCCCTGATAATGTCTTTTTGCAACCTTTCGTTTACTCTTGAATAGGTCGAATAATTTCATTAGAAACGCACCTTAACAGTTGAGCCAGTTGAACGGCCTTGGCGAATTCGGTCGGCAATTTGTTCTTTCCTGAATTCTGCTTTGTAAAAATCTCGAACTTTAATCAATTCGTCAAAACTCATTTTGGTAAGAGAACGACCCGCAATTGAGTAATTTGCTACATCTGCATCGGCCTTGCCTGAGAGCAGAGATTCAATCTTGCCGAGCATAATTTCCGCATGAGTGCGCGGGTCTGTACCATTTATATCGAGGTCAACAATAATATTAAACGAACCTCGGTCGATAACAATCCGATTGTTACTTGAGGTTTGGAATGCCTCTAACTGCCAATGATAGTAACCAGCAACAAAAGACGCAGAGGTTGTAGAGGTTGCCGTAAACAAATAATCGTTCTGGTAATTTGTTCCAAGCAACTGAATTTCTGTATTACCGCCGCCCGTGATTCGGGCAACATAAGTCATCGTGTAGTCGGTGTTAGGATAGTCCCCCGATAAGTCAGTTCTACGCCATTGGACAAAGTCGCCGACAACGATATTCTCAGGTTCGAGAGTGGGCGATTCTGCGGCATTAAATAGATTAGCCATTGTTCCTCCAACAAATTAACAGAATTTTACCGCCATCCGTTGATAAATCCACCACTTTTCTGTATAGGTCGGCGTAATTTTTGTGGTAATGAGGGTTCAACGGTTGGTTCTGGCGGGTTTTCATGTTGCATAAACTGCCGATTATGTATTGCAGTCAGGTTCAAATTCAAAATTGCAAGAGCAGACATTGCATAAACTCGCACATCAAGAGCCTCATTTCGAGGTCTAACCTTAACAAACTCCCTGCGAGCAAAACCTTTGTGATACCGAGTCACATACTTTTCAGCCGTTAACTGTCTGAAATACTCATCACTCCGAGATGTTGGGAAATGACAATATCCAGCACCTGCCTCTGTAATCTTTAGTCTTGAGTAAAGAAGTTCTTTTGCGGTATCAACTCCGACAGGAAACAGTCGAATCTTGCCGATGTTGTTTGTTGATGGTCTGCCGACAATAGGTTTGCCTTCTCCACCAACACCTTTGATTGCAAAGATTCGTTTGCCCTCTCGAGGCCGCACATAGTTGTAAACAGAGTTAGTGTGATGACCGCCCGAGTCTATACAGGCCGACCGCACTATGAGAATCTTTCCATCCTCACGCTCAAATTCCTGACCCAACGCAACATCAAGGTCTTGCCAGACTGCGGGGGAGGAAGGGTCGCCGTAAATTGTCCGATAATCAAGAGACCAAGATTCTTCGTCTTTACCCCATCCTACAATCTCTACCTCTAGTCGGTCATCCTGAACATCGACTCCAGCAGTCAATATCAAAATGGATTTGTCGAGTGTTTCTCCAAATTCTTCTCTACGCTCGGCAACCTGATAGTCATCAAGACTCTCGCCTTGCTCCTCCCAAGTTTCACCAAGAAAAGTGTTTACAAAAACGCGCAGGGTTGCAGGTTGTTTCTTGGCCTCCAAGAAGTCAATAACCGCGCTCTCAAGAGGTGTCCACGGGGAATAAAGCCCCGAAAGACGGAATCCAGCAATCCTTTTTCCGGGTTCTTTAGCGACCCAAGTTCCAGCACGAATCGCCCGAATCCTATCGGCATCAGTCCAAACCGCACCGCAGTCCTCGCAGACATAATGCGCGGTTTCGGGTTTACCCTCATCCCATCTAACCTGCGCCCATTTCAGAGTTTGAGCCGTGTTGCAATGCGGACAACAGACAAAGAACTCCCTTTGGTCTGACTCATCAAACGCTTTCTCGATTCTACTATGACCCTTGTTCGTAGGAGTCGAGAACAGTCCGAGTTTGCGGTTCCAAAATGTTGACGCTCGTTTTTTAGCAAGACTTACTGGGTCACCTTCTGAACCTGCGGAAACTGGATAGCGGTCTACCTCATCGCAGAGAACAATGCGGATAGGCCGTGAGGCGAGAGAGGAAGGCGAGTTCGCACCGCAAGCCGTGATATGACCGCCGGGAAAAATCTTGTGTAGGGTTGTGTTTCCTGAGTCGCGCGCCCTTGGGTCTTTAACCAGACCCTGCAACACAGGCGTGTCTCTAAGCATCGGCGCAAGGCGGTCTTTAGACCAAGTTTGAGCCATATCCAAAGTCGGTTGTACGACAAGAATAGGCGCAGGGTCTTGGGCTACAAAGAAGCCCACCACATTGTTAAGAATCTCGGTCTTGCCTACCTGCGCGGAGGTCATCACAACAACCGTGTCAATCAATGGGTCGTTGAAGGCATCCAGAATCCCACGCTGATACTCAGCCCTCGAGGTTAGCCATTGTCCGGGTTCCGCAGACGCTTCAGGCGATAGTCTTCTAAACGAATCTGCCCAACTAGAAACAGTCAGTTTAGGCGGCGGCCTCAGTCTCTCCTTCAAGACTTTCTGAAACGCCCTCTGCAAAATCTCTTTCTGTTTCTGTTTCTCGGTATCCGACCAATTCATTGAGTGCCTCTAGCATTGCGTTTTCCAAAATCTCTTTCGCCTCGGTTACATCCTTGGCGGTGAAAATAAGACTGCCCAACTTGCTTGGCATCGATAACAGTTTAGCGCGCAAGGCAGACACCTGTTCCGCAAACTCATCTGCCACATCCTCAACCAAAACAACTGTTCCCTGCTCCTTCGCCAACTCCAGTTCGGCAAGACCTGCCTCTGCCGCAATCTTTCTGCGCTTGGCCTCCTCGATGTCTATTGCCGATGTATTCACCATCAGATTATCGACCTCGCGTTTTTTCAACCAAGCAATGACTGCGCCCGTGTCGTATTGGTTTCCTTTTTGACCCTTAGAACGACTCTCTATCGGGAAATTTGAGTCTCTTTGCCATTGCGTAATGGTTTCTTCCGCTACCGCAAGTATCTGCGAAAGTTGTCTCTTGTTAACAATCAAGATAGTTGCCTACTATCAAAAGACAAAAAGTAATA